GCGGGTTCTAAAAGATATGTATGTTTGGTTGTAGGTATCAGTATGCTCCCTTAACTGAAACCGCTCCCCGCAAACCCGCATGGATACTGGGCTGCGGGTAACTGGGCGTGCTACTTTTTTGCTACCGCTGCTACCGCATAGCTTTATTCCGACACTCCATTCAAAGCCCGGCATTCCTAACCAGTTCTTCTGACCAGTTCCTTGGGAACCCCGGATTCTCCGGGCAATAAAAAACCCCGCCGAAGCGGGGTTGGTTGGGTAGAGGTGCATCAGAGTCCAGATGGATCGCGGAACACGTATTGCCACATCTCATCTCGGAAATCGTCGCGGAGATCGTGCATGCTGAAGACGGGAGCGATAGCCATATCAGTGCATAACATATCGACCGATAAAATCTCACGTACGAATTGGTCATGGGTGCGATGGCAAGTGATCCGCTTCAGGTTCGCATGGAAGGCTGTCAAAGACATGATATTAAATCCTCACTTTAAGTTAGGTTGCGTGGCTGAGTTGTCAGCCACGCGATGCGGTCAATTACTTCTTGGCCTTCGGCAGTGCCTTTTCGATCTGCTTCTGTACGTCGGCAACAAGGTCTTTGTACTTCGGAATGCATTCACCATTAGCGGCGAGCCATGCGACAAGGTAAGTGTTCAATGCCGGGAGGCCTTTCAAGTCCACCTCACGTTCCCTTGTCTCGGTTACTGTCACCTTGTTGTCGGCATCGTCATCTTCTGCCTGAGTTGTCGATGCTGTGTTCTCCGTCTTCTTGTTGCTCTCCAGCTTCTTGTCTTCAGCCGCTTTCTTCTGTGCGAAGTTGCCGAACAAGTCCAGAGGATTCGCGCCACGATCCTTGACGAATGCGCGCACCTTGCTCATGTAGTTATCGCGCACCGCCTTGTTGCTGTCATCCCATTCGATACCGCGAGCTTTCGCAATCGCATTGACGAAGGCATCGTAAGCTGGCCGTGTGACTTTCTCGGATGAGGCTTTCAGCATCTCAACCTGCAGTCCTGCAGCCATCGATTCCTTAACAAGTGCCTGCACTTTCTCGCGCAACTCACCTTTGATCTTTTCCTTCTTGACCATGTAGTTACCGATTGCCGCGCCTGCATCCTTCAAAGGCTTGCAGATAGCGGCAACCTTTTGTTTCTCGGTCATCACTTCGACAACAGACTGGGTGCCTTCTTCTGCCTGAGTTGTCGATGCTGTGTTAGTAGTGATCTCGCTCATGGTATTGCTCCTAAGTAAAAGTGGAAGGGTTAGCGTGCACCGCAAAAGCAGCGGCCACATGAGTATGATAGTACATAACTTAAAAAGTTCAAGGAATTTTATTTGAGTCTGCAGATATTTATGATTGGCCCGGATGAATCCTCACTTTAAGTGAGAACTAAGCCTATGCATGCCTTGCATGCTGGCATCGATGGCCCGGACTGGGGCGACCTGCACTTGTTGCCCCTCGGACACGGCGCTGACCAGTTCTCCCACGGCAACACTGGCCCTGTGGCGGCGGCGACCCCCACCCCGCCCCGGCCCCCCGCCTGCGCGACGGGACTCCTGCTACTTCCCTACATACTATTCCGGACGAGACATGGCATAGTTTGGCGATTTTGTGGGTATGGTTCCATCGACAATAATTTTATTTTTTATAAAAAATTTAACGCATACCTTGACGGAGTAAAGCTACATGCCAGCCCGATTTCTCTTGATACCAAGAATCGTTTCTGCTATACAGTCTTGACTCACAACAACCAATGCATCATGGATACCCCGAACACCCCCGCGTACGAGCCGACCATCGTCCAGTTGCCCTTCCCCGGCGACTTGGAGGGCTTTACGTATGCCAGCGCAAGGGAGCGAGCCAACGCCTTGATCGGCGCGGCCGAAGCGATCTTTGAAAGCGCCACGGCCAGCGGCCAGACCATCGTCATTGACGAGCCGGATCGTGTAGTTAGCCGGGACGTTTTCGCAGGTGCGCTTCCAGTTAGCGAAGTCACAAGGACGGCTGAAGCCATCCACCTGAGTGCACTACTCAACGCCTACGACGTGACTGTGGTGCAGTCGGCCCAACAGTTGCGTAACTTCTGTACCAACATCCTGATTGACCGGGCGGCGTCTGCTCCCAAGGACAGCGACCGCCTCCGGGCAGTAGAAATGATCGGCAAGATCAAGGATGTCGCCTTGTTCGAGGAACGCTCGACCGTGCTTGTGGCGCAGATGTCCACCGACCAGATCAAGACGGCTTTGCAGGACAAGCTGGCATCGTTACGCCAGCGAGCCGCGCAGGCCCAAGCAGCGGAGGTCGTCGATGCGGTACTTACGACGCCAAAAGAGACCTGACCCGCCGCAGCCTCTGCCTCCCGGCGAAGCGACGATCGGCCTTCATATCCCCGGCTACAAGGAGATGACATGCACCAACCCACAATGCCGTCTCCTGTACATGGGGGATGCCAAGAGCCTGCTGTGCCGGAAGTGCGCGAAGGCTGGCGCTGCCCCTGCTGCAAGTCCGTAATGGCCCCATGGTATCCGCAGTGCATGCACTGCAAGCCGATGAGCAGCATGGTTCCGCGACACATCTACTCCGCTCTTGCAGCGGAGTTGTTACATGCGAAACGCCAAGCGGTTCCCGGCCAGCGGATTGTCCGGGGCACGTTCGTTATCCACCACGTCGAGGCGCTGCTCGATGCGGTCTGTGCCAACTACAGCGCACTTGACCAAAAGGACAAGAAATGACAACCCACGTAAAGATCACGCATGAAGGCGGCGACCACGACGACATCATGGTCATGACCGCGCACCCGGAGACAGGCGTCATCAACGGCCCGGCGTTCCGTCTGGAGAAGGGCATGAGCGTGACGCTCCCGGTCTACAGCACGCAGGGCATCGCGATTCGCGAGATTCCCAAGGAACGCGCAGTCGGCGCGGTTGGACAGGTCGGTGTCTCGATTACGCCACACGTGCCTGAGACCACCACCTACGGCACGCAGCTTGAATTGGACTTCGGTAGCGTCCCGGAGTGTGACAACATCGGCGGCTATATCGGCACCGAAGGGAGCGGCGAATGAACAACTTTGGATGGGCGCTCGACCAGATGCGAGCAGGCGAGAAGGTACGTCGCGCCGGGTGGAACGGCAAGGGCATGTGGATTTGTCAGGGCGAGGGTCGCACCGTCAAGGCAGAACACTTCTGGAACGTCAACACCCGCACGTTCGCTTACACACAGCCGGACTCGACAGTGGAAGTCCTGCCGTACCTGATCATGAAGACGGCCGACAACAAGATTCTGATGGGCTGGCTGGCGTCGCAGACCGATATGCTGGCCTCGGACTGGGAGCTTGCGTAAATGTCTGACGTTATCCCGTTCAAGAAGCCGGAGCCGTTGGAGCCGCACATGCATGGCGAGTGCGTCTGTATCTCGTGCACGCACCAGTGGCAGGGTGTCGCGCCCATCGGCGCGACATGGCTTGAATGCCCGAAGTGCCACACCAACCTCGGACGGTTCAAGAACTACGTCGAGCGCGGCAGCGCCGTATGGAACTGCGCGTGCGGTAACGACCTGTTCCGGGTCGCCCCGGAAGGTATCTACTGCCCGGTCTGTGGCGAGGAACAGGTGTTCCCATGAACCCGCGTTACCGCGTCTACGTCGAGCCGATCACTGAGGATAACCGTCAGTTCGATGCGAACATCCGGGTCTGCGATGTTGAGTCCTTCGACGACATCCCGGAGCCGTGGGCGACCCGCTGCCGGATGATAGACGCGGCCGATCGCGGCGTGATCGAGAAGTTCGGTTACAACATGAAGCTGACCAACGACCCGGTGTACCCGCGCATCATTTACTTTTTTGACAGTCGTGCCGTAGGAATTCCCACATGAGTCTCATCGACGGTAACATCACCCCGGACGAACTGCAGTTCATGGTCGACAACCTGCACCTGTTGTCGCAGCACGAGCGTGTGGAAGTCCAGCAGATGATCGACGCGTTAAGCCAGCGCACCGCGCAGCAGTCGGCGCAGGATCGCTTTCTGGACTTCATGCGTACCGTCGAGCCGACCATGCTCATCGGCCCACAGCATAAAATCATTGGCGAGGCGTTCGAGGACATCGCCAGCGGCAAGCTCAAGCGGGTCATCATTAACATTGCGCCCCGACACTCGAAATCCACGGTATCGTCCTATCTGTTCCCTGCTTGGTTCATCGGCAAGTTCCCGCACAAGAAGATCATCATGGCGTCGCACACAGGCGACCTCGCCGTCGACTTCGGCCGGAAAGTCCGAAACCTGATCGCGTCTCCTATCTACGGCTCCGTCTTCCCCACGGTCAGCCTGTCAGCGGATAGCAAGGCTGCGGGTCGATGGAACACGAACAAGGGCGGCGAGTACTTCGCGTTGGGTGTCGGGGCGGCGATGGCGGGTCGTGGTGGCGACCTTGTAGTTATTGATGACCCGCACTCAGAACAGGAAGCCAAGTCGGGCAACCCGGAAGTCTTCGACAGCGCCTACGAGTGGTATCAGTCCGGCCCCCGCCAGCGTCTGCAGCCGGGCGGCGCGATCGTGATCCTGATGACCCGCTGGAACAAGCGCGACCTGACCGGCCGCATCATCGAGCACATGATCCGCAGCGGCTACGACAAGGATGGCAAGGCCGTGGGCGACGAGTGGAAGGTGATCGAGCTACCGGCTATCCTGCCGTCCGGTCAACCGCTCTGGCCGGAGTTCTGGAAGCTCGAAGAACTGCTGGCCGTGAAGAACACGATCGACCCGCGTTATTGGTCGGCCCAGTACATGCAAGACCCGATTCCCGACGAAGGCGCGATCATCAAGCGGGAATGGTGGCGTCCATGGACAAAGGGTGAACCGCCGGACTGCGAATACATCATCGGCTCGATCGACGCGGCGGCTGAGACCAACAACCGTGCCGACCACACGTCGATTACCGTATGGGGCGTGTTTTATCGCGATGACGAGTCGACAGGCGAGCGCCAAGCGCATATCATCTTGCTCGAATCGATCCGCAAACGCATGGAGTATGTCGAGTTGAAGGACATGGCGTACGACATGTACCGCGAGTGGAAGATGGATTGCCTGATCGTGGAAAAGAAATCGGCTGGCACGCAGCTATACCAAGAAATGAGGCAGGCAGGCATCCCGGTAAGCGAGTTCACACCGACCCGCGCAACCGGCGACAAGACGGTCAGGCTCAACGCCGTGGCCGACATCGTGCGTAAGGGCTTGGTCTGGTATCCGGAAGGACAGGCGTGGGCCACAGACCTGATCGACGAGGTGGCAGGGTTCCCCAACTTCGGATCGGATGACCGGGTAGATACCACCGCTATGGCGCTGGCCCGGTTCCGGCTTGGCGGCTTTATCCGCTTGCCGAACGACCGCGATTTTGACGACGAAGACTTCACCCCTAAAACTCGTAAATACTACTGATCATGGCTATCGAAAAGAACCCGCACTTGGGAGTCACCGCGCTCCCGCAAGCCCAAGCTGAAGATGTCGAGATGCCGGACGTGTCCGACGACTCCGGCATTGAGTACCACGATGACGGCAGCGTCACCATCGACCTGTCCGGCGAGCCGGAGCAGCAGGAGTTGAACAATATCGAGTGGGACGCGAACCTAGCCGATCACCTGCCGGAAGACGTGCTGCGCTCGATCTCGTCCGACCTCTTGTTCGACATCGAAGAAGATATCCGCAGCCGCGCCGACTGGGAAAAGAAGTACAAGGAAGGCCTCAAACTCTTGGGCCTGAATGTCGAGCGCCGCAACGAGCCGTGGGATGGAGCCTGCGGCGTCGTGCATCCGATCATGGCTGAAGCCGTGGTGCGCTTTCAGGCTGAGATCATCACAGAGACTTTCCCGCCGCATGGCCCGGTCAAGACGAAGGTGATCGGCAAGAAGACGCCGGAGAAGGAGCAGGCAGCGGAGCGTGTTCGCGAGGACATGAACCACGAACTGACCGACCGCATGACGGAGTACCGCAACGAGCACGAGCGCCTGTTGTGGAATCTCCCGATCGCGGGTTCCGCGTTCAAGAAGGTCTACTTCGACCCGACGCTCGGCAGGCAGACCTCCGTGTTTGTGGCAGCGGAAGACTTCATCGTCGCCTACGGCGCGTCCGACCTGCAGACATCGACCCGGCACACGCACAAGTTCAAGAAGACCAAGAACGACCTGAAGAAGCTGATTGCCGCTGGCTTTTACGCCGACGTGCTCGATCAGATGACCGATCCTGTGGCCGACTTCTCCGCAATTCAGGAGGAAAAGGACAAGATCGCAGGCCAGACCACCCTGACGGAGATCGAGCACTACACGCTCTACGAGACCTGCGTCGACTTGACGATCCCCGGCTTTGAAGACAGCCTCGGCATCGACATGCCCTACGTCGTCACCATCGACAAGGACAGCGAGAAGATTCTGTCGATCCGTCGCAACTGGAAGGAAGACGATGCACAACGCGCCAAGCAGCTTCACTATGTTCACTATCAGTACATTCCCGGTTTTGGCTTTTATGGATTTGGCCTCATTCACTTGGTTGGCGGCTTTGCTGAATCCGCAACTTCCCTTCTCCGGCAGTTGGTGGATGCTGGCACTCTCTCGAACCTTCCCGGTGGCCTGAAGACGCGGGGTCTGCGCATCAAGGGCGACGACACACCGATCGGCCCCGGCGAGTGGCGTGATGTCGACGTACCCGGTGGCACGCTCAAAGAGAACCTGATGCCGCTCCCGTACAAGGAGCCGTCTGTCGTTCTGGCGCAACTGCTGGAGAAGATCGTCGAGGAAGGCCGCAAGTTCGCGGCCGTGGCCGAAATGAAGGTGGCCGACTTCGACAGCAACTCGCCGGTCGGCACCACCATGGCGCTCTTGGAGCGCACGCTGAAGGTGATGTCCTCGGTACAGGCGCGTACGTACGAGTCGATGAAGCAGGAGTTCCGGATGATCAAGGCATTGATCCGGGATCACGGCACCGACGTGTACACCTACGAGCCGGAGACCGGCACCGCCGACATGAAGGGTCAGGACTACGAGTCGACCGATGTCCTGCCGGTGGCCGACCCGAACGCCGCGACCATGAGCCAGCGGATCGTGCAGTGGCAGGCCGTGATGCAGTTGGCGGCAACGGCTCCGCAAATCTATGATCTCCCGCAGCTACACGGCGAGATGCTCGGCATCTTGGGCGTCAAGAACACCGACAAGCTGATCCCGCAGTTGAAGCTCAATCAGTCGCCGCTCGACCCGGTGTCGGAGAACATGGCGATCATGACCGGCAAGCCGGTCAAGGCCTTCATCACGCAGGATCACAAGTCGCACCTCCAAGTGCACATGATGGCACTGCAAGACCCGAAGATTCAGCAGGTCATGGGGCAGAACCCGATGGCGCAGCAGATGCAGGCCGCAGCCATGGCGCACATCATGGAGCACGTTGCGTTCGAGTACCGTGCACAGATGGAGCAGATGCTTGGCGTGACGCTGCCGCCCCCGGACGCGCCGCAAGACCCGGAGATCGAGGTTCAACTGTCGGCGCTGCTGGCACAGGCTGCACCGAAGCTGTTGGGCCTGAACCAGAACGAGATCGCCGCACAGAACGCGCAGGCTGCAGCGCAAGACCCGGTGACGCAGATCGCACAGCAGGAAGCCGCGACCAAGGACAAGAAGGTCGAGTACGACAAGGAGATCGCGGAGAAGAAGCTGGCGCTCGAAGCGCAGAAGATGAATCTCGACGCCGAAGGCAAGGGCATGGAGATCGGCCAGAAGGCCGTCATCGAAGCTCGCAAGCTGGAGCAGGCCGACCGGCAGCAGGAGCGCCAGATCGGATCGCAAGAGCGGCAGACCGGCTTCAAGTCGGCCGTCGACCTGACCCGTCAGGATCGCGACCGGGAAGACCGCGAGCGCGACCGGCAGCACAAGTCTGTCGAAGGCGACAAGCAGCGCCAAGACAACACCATGGAGAAGCAGGCCGACCGGGATCACCAGTCGCAGCAGGCCGAACGCGCCGCCAAACAACAACCGAAGAAGGATGACAAATGACCAATGGACGCAACCTGTCGTTCGAGCAGCAGTACCTGAAGGAACTCGACGAGCAGCTTGAAATGCTCAACGCCGCGATGGTGCGCGGGGCGCAGGACTGGCCCCAGTATCAGAACATGGTCGGGCAGTACCGTGGCCTGATGGTCGCCAAGGCCCGGTTCGAGGACATGGTGAAGCTGATGGAAGCGGCTAACTAACACTTGCAGGTTTGCGGGAAACCTACTAGGATTCCCGCAAGAATTATTTAATTCACGTAACTTTAACGAGGTGGATCATGGAAGGCCCGACTGATAAAGAGAAGAACCTGCTGGCCGAAGAAATCACAGCACCGACAAATTCGCCGGATGATCACTTTAGCAACGCCGTGGTCGTGACCCCGCTGCCGTTCGATGCCGCCGCAGGCGAGCTTGAAGACGTGCACGGTTCGCTGACCTCGAACGCTGAGTACACGCAGCAGTTGATCGACCGCTCCGAAGGCAACGACAACCGGGGCTTCCGCACCGCACGTGAAGTGCTCGACAACGTGATCCGTACCTACCTCGACGAGATCGACATCGCATCCTCGATCCCCGGCTCCGAAGTCCGTATCCGGCAACTGACCAAGAAAATCCGCAACAACCTGTAAGGCTAACAACAATGGAAAAAGTGCTATACCCCCCGACCGCGCCCATCGTTCTCGATGTGCCCGTAGCTCCGGTCGCTGTAGAACCCAAGCTCCCTGAAGTCACAGACGAACAACTCGAAGCCGCATTGCCCAAGCCGTGCGGCTTCAAGTTGTTACTGGCTCTCCCGGAAGTTGAGGAAACTCACAACGGCCTGCTGCTGAAAGCACGCGAGACTGTGCACATAGAACAACAGACCACCGTCGTCGCGCTCGTGCTCGACGTTGGCCCCGACGCCTACAAAGACCCGGTACGGTTCCCGTCCGGTGCGTGGTGCAAGCCGGGCGACTATGTGCTGATCGGGCCGTATCGCGGTCAACGCTTCACCGTCTACGGGCGTGAGTACCGTCTTCTCAACGACGATTGCATCGAAGGCGTCGTCCCTGATCCCAAAGGCTACCGGAGAATCTAATGGCAACCAAAGACCAAGACAAGCAGGCCCGTGTGCCGGGCAACGACGCGGAAGTCGATGTCAATACCCTTGACGATCAAGACCTGATCGTCGAGATTGCCGACGACACGCCCCCGGAAGACAAGGGCCGCAAGGCGCTGGAGCACGACCCGCTGGAGAAGAAGGACAGCGACGACGAAGCCGTCCAGTACACCAAGGGCGTCAAGAAGCGCATCAACGAACTCACCCACAAAGCCCATGACGAGCGCCGCCGCGCCGAACGGGCCGAACGCGAGAAGGAAGAAGCTGTTCGGTTCGCGCAGGCCCAGTTTCAGCGTGCCCGGATGCTCGAAGCGCAGTTGACGCAAGGTGAGGCCGCGTTCGCAGGCACCACGCTCGAAAAGGAGCAGTTGGCCGTCACCACCGCGCAGGACAAGTACAAGAAGGCGTACGAGTCCGGCGACCCGGATGCGATCGCAACCGCCACCGCAGAGATCGCGGCGGCATCGCAGCGTTTGGAGCAGGCGAGGCATTGGTCGGCTCAAGCGAAAAATCGTCAACAAAGTTCTTTACAGAATCAAAATGTTGACGTAGATTCTCAGCCACGTGATGTAAATACACAACCGCGTCAGGCGCAGCCGGAAGAACCTGACTCGACCGCGATCGAGTGGTCGGAAAAGAACGAGTGGTTCGGCAAGAACCGCAAGATGACTTCTTATGTGTATGGCATCCACGAAGAACTCACGCACGAACGCGGCCTGCATCCCGTTCGCGACGCCGAAGAATACTATGCAGCCATCGACAAGGAAATGCGCGAGCGTTTCCCCGACTACGACTGGGGCGAGACCAGCGTCGACACGTCCGACAATGACGACGATGACGACGACAAACCCGCCAAAAAGCCAGCCGCCAAAAAGCCTGCGTCCTCTGTGGTCGCCCCGGTAACGCGCACTACGTCCGGGAACGGCAAGAAGGTCACTCTGACCGAATCTGAAGTCCGTATCGCTAAGTCCTTCGGCCTGACGCCGCAGGAATATGCGCGTGAGAAGTTGAAACTCAATAAAGGAGCATAAGCATGTCGAACCAAAACCAACAACGCGCCGTGCCCCCGGCACCTCAGAATCGCGATTCGCGGGACATGGAGACACGTGCTATGGACGCTCGTGAAGAAACATGGGCACCTCCTGAAACGCTTCCCCATGTCGAGAAGAAGCCCGGCATGGCATACCGTTGGACTCGCACCGCTTTCAGCGGCGAGGAAGACGCACTGAATATCTCCCGCGCACTCCGCGAAAAGTGGGTTCCCGTGCCGCTCACAGAGCAACCGCACATGGCCCCTTTCAACGACCCGCGTGCTGCCCACAAAGGCGAAATCGCAGTAGGTGGACTGTTGCTGATGTACTGCCCGGAGAAGTTCATGCAACAGCGCGACGCATACTATGCGCAACGCGCCCGGCAGGAACAGATTGCAGTCGACAATAACCTCATGAATGAACAAGACCATCGCATGCCGCTGATCCGCGAGCATAAGTCGAAGGTCACGTTCGGTAACGGCGGCGCGTAAGCTCCGTCACTAGGAGAAAAACATGTCCTCAGTAGCTCTACCGTATGGACTGAAACCGGCGCGTATGCTCGGTTTTCAGGCCAATCCGCAGGCTATGATTGAGGTGCCGATGACAGCAAACGTGGCTAACGCCGTGTACGCTGGACAGGCAATCGCAATCAACAACGGCTCTGCGGCCCCTATCACCGCAACCCCGACTACGACCCGTGGCACGTCCACTCCGGTCGGCGTCTGCATCGGCGTCGAGTACATCGACCCGGTGAACAAGCAATTGATGTTTGCCCAGTACCTCCCGGCCAACGCCGTGAATGCTGGCTACACCAACATCAAGGTCAAAGTGATCGATGACCCCCGCGCTGTGTTCCAGATTCAGGCCAACGGCACCGTCCCGGCCTCGGCACTGGGCAAAAACGCTGCGCTGGCTAACGTCACGAACGGCAGCACCGCCTACGGCACATCTGCGATGTCGCTGGATCAGGCAACTATTGCAACGACTGGCACGCTGGCTGTGCGTATCGTTGGTTTCGCAACCGCACCGGGCAGCGTCGTTGGCGACGCCTTTACCGATGTGCTCGTAAAGTGGAATGCAGGTGTCCACGCTTACGACAACAGCACAGGGGGCTAATCATGGCTATTTCACGTGCACAGCTACTCAAGGAACTGCTGCCGGGTCTCAACGGCTTGTTCGGCCTTGAATACAAGCGCTACGGCGACGAACACACTCAGGTGTATTCCGTCGAATCGTCCGACCGTTCTTTTGAAGAAGAACTGAAGGTCTCCGGCTTCGGTGCCGCTCCGGTGAAAACCGAAGGTGGTGGTATCGAGTACGACAACGCGCAAGAAGCGTACGTCGCTCGCTACACCCACGAGACCATCGCACTGGGTTTCGCGATCACTGAAGAAGCGATCGAAGACAACCTGTACGACTCGCTGTCGAAGCGTTACACCAAGGCTCTGGCTCGCGCCATGGCCTACACCAAGCAGGTGAAAGCCGCTTCGGTGCTGAACAACGCCTTCAACGCAGCGTTCCCGATGGGCGACGGCGTATCCCTCTGCAACACAGCGCACCCGACTGTCGGCGGCTACACCAACGCCAACCGTCCGGCCGTGGCTGTCGACCTGAACGAAACCGCTCTCGAAGCGGCCGTGATTCAGATCGCCGGATGGGTTGACGAGCGTGGCCTGCTGATCGCGGCCAAGCCGAAGAAGCTCGTGATCCCGACCCAGTTGCAGTTCGTCGCTGAAAAGCTGAAGAAGACCGACAAGAAGCTCGGTTCGGCTGACAACGACGCCGCAACAGCACCGGGCATCCTGTCGGGCGGCACAGCCATGATGCACTGGCTGACTGACCCGAACGCGTGGTTCCTGACCACCGACGTGCCCAACGGCCTGAAGATGTTCGAGCGTGTCGCGCTCAAGACCGCGATGGAAGGCGACTTCGAGACCGGCAACGTGCGCTACAAGGCAAGGGAGCGCTACAGCTTCGGCTGCTCCGACCCCCTCGCCATTTGGGGTTCGCCCGGCTCGACCTAAAGCTGTCTCCCTCGTTGGTTCGCCCTGCGAGTTAGCCCCGGCCTGCGCCGGGGCTTTTTTATGGAATGCAGATTTTCGTTGACTCCCGGAAGCTGATCGGATACAACATCTCCACCAAGAAACATTGCCGTCCCGACTGACTTGGCAGACAGACGTGGATGACGGGCGGCTCCCATCTTTAACCACGAAAGGATACCCAAATGGGTACTACTACCTACTCCGGCCCCGTCCGTTCCGAAAACGGCTTTCAAGTCGAAGAAGGCGCACCTGATGCCCGTATGGGTGCCATCGCTCTGGTAGCTGGAACACGTGTGGTCAACACCACGGCTGTCACCGCTAACTCCCGCATCTTCCTGACCAACAACGCACCGGGCGGCACGCCGGGCTGGCTCCGCGTTTCCGCACGCGTGGCTGGCACCAGCTTCACGATCCTGTCCTCGGATGCGCTGGACACCTCGACGATCGCATGGGAAATCCGCGAGCCGTTCACCGCACCTTAATAGGGAGCCATCATGCGCCCAGTAGTTAAACGACAAACCGGCGCGGGGCAGTCTACGTGGGTCAAGCTCGACCACAAGACCAACCCGTTCAACGTCGGACTGGGATGCGTGATCAATGGCGCAAGCACCTACACCGTTGAACATACGTTCGACGACGTGGATGCAGGCGGCGCTGTGACCGCATTCTCACATCCCGACATCACGGCCGCGACCGCGAACAAGGACGGCAACTACGCCTTCCCGGTACGTGCGATCCGGCTCAACGTCACATCCGGCGACGTGACCATGACGGTCATCCAAGCTGGCTGCGGAGGCTGACGTGCCGGTCAACCTCGGCTCATCGGTTCGGGCTGCGGCCCGGACTTCCGTTGGCAAGGGCGGCGTGCACCGGGCAAGCACCGTTGGTCTGACCTTCGGTGCCCCGATCTCCCTGTTCTTCGACAACCTGCGATGGACGGACAACGGCGGCAACAGCTACACCCGCGCTGCGGCTGATTGGTCTGGCATCGGCATCCCCAACATCGCAGGCACGGTCGGCAAGACTTACCGGGTGCAGTTCACGGTCGGCACGCTCACCGCTGGCAACAACATGTACGTGTTCCGGCGCAGCGCCGACGACACCACGAACGAAGCTGTGATTCAACAGCCGCTCGTGCAGGGGCAGACCTATACGTTCGATATCGTCCCGGTGTTCAAGGGGCCGGACTTCAACCAAATGGTCTGGATCGACGACAACCTGTTCGTCGGCACGCTCACTAACTTTACGATCAGAGAAAGCCTATAACCATGGCAACCAAACCTTTCCCGCCCAAGGGAGCCAAGAAGCCCTTCGCCGCAGCCCCGGCCAAACCGGCCCCGTTCGGCAAGCCCAAGACCGGCCCGAAGATGAACGCCGGGCCGAAAGCCCCGCCGATGTTCAAAGCAGGCAAGAAATAAGGAGCCGCCATGGGAGCGCAAGCAGGCAGCACCCCTAGCAGTTCGTCGAGCGTATCGACCCCGGCGCAGACCCCGTACTCCGGGTTCGGCGGCATGGTCGGGTCTGCCGTTGGCGCTGGCATCCAAGGCTTCAACCCCGGCAACGGCTTTGGCGGCATGAACGCGCAGAGCCAAGCCAACATGAAGGACATGGGTGCGACCCCGACGATGGGCCACATGGGTATGTACGGCGGCAACACCGACTTCTTTCAGAACGCCGATCCGTCGCTGATGCAGCGTGCCCAGTACGGCATGGGGTATCAACCGCAGCAGCCACCACCGGGCGCGTTCGAGCAGTGGCAGCAGGAGACCATGGCGATGCAGCGCATGCGTCGCATGGGCATGCCGCACCCTAGCCAGAACACCGGCTTCGTGCCGCCGCAGCAGCAAGCACCGGCTCCGCAGTCGGAGCAGGACGAGAAGCTGAACCAAGGCTTCTACTCGTGGGGTAACAGGAGCGTGTAATGGCACAGTTTCAACTCGACTTGGCTGAGATCATCGAAGAAGCGTTCGAGCGTGCATCAGGCGGCAAGCGCACGATGCAAAACGGGTACGACTTCCGCACGGCCCGGCGCAGCCTGAATCTCCTGACGATGGAGTGGGCCAACCGGGGCGTGAACCTGTGGACGCTGGAGCAGGGCACCATCCCGCTCAAGAAGGGCGTCGGCGGCTACCAGATGCCGGAGAACACGATCGATCTCGTCGAGTACTCGATCCGCACCGTCACCAACGGCCAACCAAACGACCAACAACTTTCCCGTATGTCGGTCTCGACCTATGCCGGGATCAGCAACAAGGCGCAGCGGGGCAAGCCGCAGCAAATCCTCATGCAGCGCCTGCAGCCGTACCCGGTGATCACGCTCTGGCCGATCCCGGATCGCGACGACTACCAGCTTGTCGGCTGGCGTCTGCGCAAGGTGACGACACCGAA